ATGGTACAAAAGAGATGGGAAACAAATCATCGTCCCTGTTTCTCTTTTTGGAACGGGCTTGGGGTGATCTTTAAATTTTAACCCACCGCCTGAATACTTAGAGGGGTCACTCAACTCCACTGAGGCAGAAATTATACGATCATTACCTGACAAACCTGCATCCATATGCCAGTTATAGAACATTCCAATCCCATAATGCGTGAACTGTACGGGTTCTACGCGATCTATAACTTGATCGTAGCATTCAGATGATACATGCCGAAGATTATCGACGCACTTCATAACTAGATCGTCAACGTCAGAACCAGAATCTAACCAAGCAATCTTTGAATTTCTTCGCCAATAGTCAAAACCTTTCCCGACCCTTGCTCTCTCTGTACCTTCGTTGCAATAATTTATTATCTTTTCGCACTCTTCGGGCGTTAAGACTCCCCTAGATATAACATAGTCTGGTCTCATGGTTCATCTTTCGCGACGCGGGATGTGCGATGTAAAGTTCCATGCCCTGTAACGCTGCGCTTAAAAACGAAGTTTCCAGAATAAATTATCCTGTCTCCTTCACCAAAGTGCTGTTCTGTCCAGTGCGACATAAAAGAAGGGAATACATAAAAGTATCCCACTTTTGGAGGCAGCTTCCATGTCTGGAAGAACAACTCCGCGTCTTCTTGATATGACATTCTGAACACTGGGGCAGCAGGGTTTCGGAATATAATTTTGCCAGTTTCACCATCTGACGAGCCATAAAATACCCAAGATAAGTGGCTGTCAGTGTGAACGTGTTCAGGGATAAAGTGGCCGTGGCCATATATGCTAACCCAAGCATGATTTAGCAAACCCAGATTATCTAAGTCTGCGTCTGGCTTGTCCCAGTTGGATGCGTTGATATATCTATAACATGCTTGAAAGGCGGCTTCGTGTAGGTCTTTGAAGTCGTCTACGTAAGGGTCAGAAAATAAACTAATCCCTGATTTGTAAGAACTGTAGCCATGCCTTTCGTATTCGTTTTTGTCGTCAACAAGATTCATTTCTCTCGTCGATTCATTACGCCAAGCATGGGATAAAACAGCCCCCTTGACGTTGCCACTCTTTAGTTTGTTGGCGTTTTCAACGAGGGCCGTTGTAAGTTCTTCGTGGTTATCGGGCTTCCATTTTATGATTGGAAAGCTAAAGGGGTGATCTGCCTCATAATCCATGTTTTCTCACGTTAGTTAAATTAAGTTAAGTTAGGTTAGGTTACTCTGGTATATTAGGCACGTATCCCGGTTTCATCTCCTCTGGTTGCGCAGCCTTAACTTCTTCGATGGTTTTCTTGCCATCTTCGACGTCTTGAATTTCTTCTGGTGTGAAATTTAAACCAACATAGGCGGGTGGGATTTCTGGCGTGATATCTTCCACATTAGCACCAAGAACAGGCTCACGCTTGTCAGCAAACTTTTTAGTGCTTTTAGTGTACGTCCAACCATGGATATCATGGCTCTCACACTCAACCCAATCACCGAAAGGAGTTGCCTCCTCCGCTGTTGATATAACAATCTTATTTTCAATTAATGCGTATGGCATTTACGTTCTCCTTATTCCTTCCACTCGATAACGACTAGACCGGGGCCAGACATTCCGCCGTAACCGTGTTGGCTTGGATTGTAATGACCTCCACCGCCGCCGCCGCCTGCTCCGTAGCCTCCGCCACCGCCGTCTCCGTAGTAGCCACCGCCACCACCGCCGCCACCGAACGCGCCGCCATGACCTCCGCGAGCGTTATATCCCATGGGCTGATAAGCATATCCGCTATTTGACATTACATAACAGCCTTTGGCGTAGTCAAAGTAGGTGTATCCGTTGTCATTAGCGTGAGAACCCCAAGAGTTTGTATTGTAGCAACCTGCACCGCCACCGCCTGCTCCGACTCCCCCGTCTCCACCGGGGTGGGAATAATTGTAACTTGAGTAGCCTGATCCGCCACCGCCACCTGCTTGGTATGCTTTGGCCATCATTCCCCATACAAATGTTTTGGGGCCGCCACCGCTGCTGCCACCGGGGCCAGAGTTATCGAAATAGGCATTACTTCCACCGCTGCCGCCTGTTTCCATTTGGGCATTTTTTCCACTACCAAAAGCATGTTCGGAGGGAATCCAACTACCTGTAAACTGTGCGTATACACCCGCATCGAACGAAGTGTCTGCCCCTGCTCCGCCCTGTTTTGGGGTGTTGTTCGTTGTACCGTCTTCTCCGTTAGCTCCAGTTCCGGCACCAGCTCCAGATGAATATTGGTAGTTGTTCGTAGCCGCGCCGCCCGTATTACTGTGTCCGCCACTCTTATTCCCAATGGCACCTCCGCCCGCAGAGAAAGTGGAATATCCGCCCGTGTTACAATTACCGCCAGTACCGCCATTACCGACCACATAACCTGCTGCGCCACCACCTGCTGCGCCATAAGGCTCTGGGCCAAACCCGAAAGATAGAGTGGAGCCTTGTCCTCCAGACCCACCGTTGGCTTCGATCTTTGTGGTAGTATCTATAGCCGATCCGCCCGCAGACTTAGTGGAAGATCCGCCTCCCGCACTATACTGACTTCCGCCAGTACCGCCATTTGCATATATATTAATAGCAGAACCGCCATCTGAAGCAGACTGCACATATGACTGCGAGCCATTATTTTGGTTTGTGTTTGTCGTATGGGCTGCCGAATTAGCGGCTAAAACGTTTAGCGTCTGTCCCGCAGTAACGTCGTACTCTGCAATAGCAAAAGCCGCACCTCCGCCGCCGCCACCACCGTGGTAGTGACTCCCTTGTCGACTCCCACCAGATCCGCCTGATCCGATTGTTGTAATTCTTATGCGAGAAACACCAGTTGGCACAGTCCAACTTGTCGCGCCACCGTTCAAAATTTGGAAAGACTCTGCCCCAATAGCTGTGGCATTAGCGTTGTAATGGTAGCCACTGGTGTATAATGTGTTTCGCCCTGCCCAAGCTGCAAATTTATTAAAGTCTTTTTCTGTTGCGTCTGAGGACGAACCACCAGAACCTAAAATACTTGAAAGTAAAAATGTCATTATTTGACCCTCCAACCGTTAGTCGCGTCCGAGTAAACAAGACTCAGACCCGCATCTTTTACATCACACACCATGTCCAGTGCGTTACCCTGAATATTGGAACCATTCCTTGCAACTGTTAGGTTGTTGGTGTCCCATGTACTCGCACCATCTGTAAGCTCTATATAGTCTCCTAGACTTGGCGACGCCGGAAGAGTTACAGTAAAAGCACCCCCTGATGTGTCTGTAAAAAGACGCTCAGTTGATGTTGCAGTATGAGTAGTTGTTATGCTCGACCATCCTGTTTCACCATTCACCCAAACGTAGTTTACGCCGTCAGATGCAAGAACATTTCCTGAATTGCCAGATACCGTAGGCAACACATAATCCCCGCCCTCGGCGAAGAGTTGCCACTTAGCTGCGGCTAGATCGGTAGCGAATGTAGCAGACGTGTGATCTGCTAGAGCTATGTAAGAAGACACGCCCTCTTTAACAATATCGTCTACCTTAAATGCTGTAGCCGTTGACCAACTGCCCTTGAAGTCTACGCCGCCATTATACTTCTGCCACTTGTTTGCGGCTAAGTCTGCGGCAAAGGTGGTTGAGGCGTGGGCTAGTAAAGCGCGGAAAGTATTACCGCCATACGTGGCGACGTCTCCCGGCTCATACTCTGTTCCTGTGCCCCAGTCACCCTTTGGATTTATACCTGTCTGGAATACAGACCAGTAAGTTGTATCAGTTGGGAGGTTCCCAGTTGATTCCAAAATGCACTTATAAAGAGATCCACCATAAGCAACGAGGTCATTAGGCACATAAGCCGAGGCGTTGTTGTATGCCCCTTGTGGCGAAATGCCAGAAGAATAGACATCCCAGTGAGCAGTGCTCGTTGGGAGATTTCCCGTAGTATCGCCTTTAGCTGTATATGTGTTTGCGCCATAAGTTACCACATCATTCAAAACGTATGCAGTCGCGGGATCATAAGCTCCCTTGAAGTCTGACCCTACAACATAAGGTTCCCATTTCGCCGCGTCTGACGGAAGGTTGCCTGTTGTCTCTGTGGTTGCTCGATATAGTCCGCCACCATAATTCACGACATCATTTAATGCGTAAGCTGTTGCCGGATTGTATGCCCCAAGAGCTTTTACACCACCAAGGTATGTAACCCAGTGCGCAGTGTCGCTCGGTAGGTTTCCTGTAGTGTCTCCAGTGGCGCGATAAAGATTACCGCCATAAGCAACAACATCATTCTTCACATATGCTGTGGCGTTGTTATAGACACCTTCTGAAGATATTCCAGATATGAAAGCATCCCAGTAGGTCGCATTAGACGGCAGGTTACCTGTGGTATCCATCTTCGCCATGTAAAGCGTTTGCCCGCCATAGGAAACAATGTCGTTCTTTTGGTATGGGGTCGCGTTATCATAAACGCCTTCCCATTGAATACCGTCCGCAAACAGCGACCAGTAGGTAGCGTTTGGCGGGGTATTGCCTGTAGTGTCAAGAATACAGATGTAGACCTTACCACCATGGGTAACACCATCTCCAACTCTGTATGCAGTTGTGTTGTCGTAAACGGCTTGGAACTTAAATCCCTCAACCATCAATGCCCAGTACGAAGTATCCGTAGGCAGATGGGAGTCAGTCTTTAAGCCGTATGTATATACATAAATATTACCACCGTATTTAACGATGTCGTTCAATTCGTAGGTGGTGGTGGAAGCCCAGTCACCTGCGAAATAGAAACGTAGTTTTCCTAAGTCGATTATCTGGCTCATATCATTTCCATTAGTAAGTGACCATTATCCCATCGGAACGTCACAGTAGCTTTTGACCAAAACCACTGCCTATAATCCTCTGGGTCGATGATATTTTCGTCTGGAAGGCGTACTGGTGTCGTCCCGTCGTTAATGACATCGACGTTTAAATCACCTGTTTTATAAAGTTTAAAACCGTAAAAGGTCTTATCGGCATATTCTGTACCCTCGTACAGACCATATTCATTTGACATTAATCCACGTCCTCCAAAACAGACACAACACAATCAAGAGAATTAGCTGTCTTTGATACGACTTGGACTTTTTCACCAGATTGCATTACTAGCTTTTTACCACTTAAAAAATCATGGGTCGTCCCACCGTCCACTCTCTTTGCGCTCGCCAGTGTTATTACTGAACTGTCTGCTTTTATCAGCCGAACATCTACGGGGAGACTGGCTCCCGTTGTGTTGGAAACACTACAACCTATCATGATTGATTTCTTTGGAGACGGTACGGTGTAGATGTCTACTGGGGTTGTCCCGATAGAATCTGCCGTTGCATTTTTAAATTGATAACTTGCCATGTTTTTTTACCCTAGTGCTATTGCCATAGCCACGGAGCGGCTATCTATATAAACGTCCTTATTGGTTTGATCTGTCCTAACTTTAGCACCGCCAAGCCCTATGAATTGAATAGAGTCTGCCGCACCATTGGCGGTGATGTCGTCCGTATCGCCTGTGGTTCGCTCATCACCTTGAAATGTTGTGAACGCATTACCCACAGACTGTGCTACAGAAGCCCAGTGTCTAGCTGAGTAATTAACATTTCCGTCACGGTCTGTGAATGTGGAGTTGACGCCATGAACTGCGTAGTTCTCTGCATCTTGAGCATACGCAGGAGCCTCAATGATTTGACTCACATAGGTCGCTGCTGTCGCGATGTCTGAGATGTTTGTTGCTGCCGCTACAATATCCGTGATGTTAGACGCGGCTGTCTGAATATTAGCGAGGTTGGTTCCTCCCGCTAAAGTCTGGATGTTTGCCAGACGTGGCACAATCAAATTGACATCATTGATAGAGTTACCGACTTTCGTAATATTTCCTGTAGTCCCGACATGAGGGGCCACAGTGTTTACATTCACGATGCTATTAGCTGTCGATATAACTGATGAGATATTGTTTGACGTCGTTACAATATCAGTGATGTTAGTTCCTAGAGACTGGATAGTGGCCAGATTAGAGTGAAGACCCGTCAGCGCATTTGTTGCTGTCGTCCCATCCTCAATATCAGCAAGAGTCCCGATCTTTGTAGCAACCGTAGCCAGTGCGTTTACATCGGTAATGCTAGATGAAACCGTCTGTATGTTCGTAAGGTTCGATGTATTGGCAACCGTGGTTACATCCGCGATGTTTGTTCCCACCGCATCCACGTTTGTTATTGATGCGGCTACTGTGTCGATCTCAGATATGGATTCCAGTAAGTCTGATGAGACGTTCTGAATTGCAGCAATATTCGATGCCACGGTACTAACAGCCGTGATGTTTGTGGATACCTGACTAACTGCCCCAATATTTCCGGCAACAATATTAATATCGCCCGATCCACCAATCTCACTGGCAACACTGTTCAGATCATTGATGTTGGCTACTACCGTATTAACGTCTGATATGTTTCCGGCAACGGCACCCACGTTCGTGATTGCGCTTGATACCGTCAGAACGGCGTTCAAGTTACCTGTCGTCGCTATCGTGTTGACGTTAGTGATACTGCTTCCGACAGCACTAACATTCGCGATGTCAGCAGAAACGGTATTTACATCAGCAATATTGGAAGCCGTTGTATTGATAGACGTAATATTTGTGGCAGCAATGTCTACGTTCCCTATCGAGGGGGCTACCGTATCTGCTGCAATAGTAATTTTAGCGTTGATTGACGCTAAAAGATCAAGATTGTGCTCTACAGCAGATATGGAATTTCCCATGCCCGCATGAGCTGTGCAGTAATACCATAGCGTTCGAGGCGTGGTAGACGTAGGGACTATCTCAATCTTGGCCCCGGATGACCCTTGAGTGCCTGTAATGGTGACCCCAGTTGTATATTGGTTTGAACCAGAGTTGTTTTCACTTTCACTTAATCGGAATGGATGACTGGACAAAGAAGAGTCCGACAAATCAAATGTTATCGTGTGTCCTTCTTTGATTGTAATCTGCGGGTTCGTTGTTCCGTCAAGAAAGAACTTGCCACCCGACGCCGTAACCGCGTAGGTCTTGGTGCCAGTTATTTGTCCTGAAACAGTGTTGATATTAGCAATGTCGTTGGCAGTCGTAATGACGCTAGTGATATTGTTAATAACAGGAAGCGCATCATCTCTCGCACTCTCGGCAGCTAGTTTTGCAGTCTCAGCCGCATTCTTGTATGACAGGGCATCAGCAACATACTGAGCAAAGTCAGTGAATGTTATTGTCTGCCATCCTGTGTCCGCATTAATAAACTGGCCAATGCGTACTTGGAACGTGCCGGGATTAGCAGGATCTTCTCGGAACTGGAAAGTGTCTGATCGGAACGCGCCATCTGTCGAAGAGAATATATCTCCAAGCAAGTCGTTTAATTTACGACTGCCTATCTCAGAGGATTCAAGATAATCATCAAGTATGTGCTCGCCAGTGAACTGAGAGACAAAGCGAAGCTGTTCACCTATCGGTCTTGTTTCAGCCATTTAGCTTCTCCTCGTTAATAATCTGAGTAATAATCCCCTTGGTTATTGCGTACTTCTCTTTGTCGAAATAACGGGACAGCTTCCTTTCCATCTCATCCATTCGCCTTTCAAAAACCGAAACGCGGGCCTCTATTGCGTCGATGACCTCTTGAGCGTCGTCCTTCCATACGCTGTCTTGGGTGTCTCTTCCGCCCACGGCCTTGTCGATAAGACGCTTAGTTTTCATTTCTACTGCTGCGATGCTGCTTTCGGTAGAACCTGCGCTTTCCTTTAATTGCTCTAATTCTTTTTGTAAGTTGCCAACTTGCTTCTTTTGCTCGGACATTAATTCCTTGAAAGGATTTAAGGATTCTGCCAACTCGACTTCTACAGCCGCCATGTACGCGGTGACCGCCGGGTCTACATTCTTTGCCAGTACCTTCTTCGACATTATCTTTTCCTCGCCTCAGAGATCGGTACGAGGTTGCCCTTCTGCACTTCTTGGTCGATATTTTCTTGGGGTTGAACAGACGCACCACGCATTTTCTCCATCATCATCATCTGCTGTGACGGACTTGGCCCTTGGGATTGGAGTTGCTTCTGGTCAACACGGAAGCGATCCATGTCAGTTATACCCATAGCCCTGATAGCTTCCTCCGCTATCTGACCTGCGTTGTACTCCATGTTCAGACCAGTTTGATTCATGATCTGAAGCATGTTCATCCATGTCTCAGCGTTACGAGTTGGCTCCAAGGGAAGTGTCCCGTCGATCACTAGGTAATCAATATCACCCTGTAGATCTTTAGAGACGTCGTAATCTAGGTATCCATCCTCAACCATGCCAGATAGTTGGTTCGGCATGTTCTGCTGATCTATCTTGATAGATCCCTCCATGGATAAACTGTCCTGAATATTTGCGACCATCATTCTGACCATTGGCCTGATTGTGGTGGCAGACATAATTCGAGAGAGTACACCGAGCCT